ACGCCTCATCGCGCCAATCGACATCATGCTGGCCCGCAAGACCGATAAGATCTCCAGGCAGAGGGGAGATCTCGCGGGTAAGCCTCTCGATGAGACGCTCTGCCTAACCGCGGCCGCCGCAGCCGTCACCGCGCTGAAGCGGAAGGGAGAGTGTAGCTCAGTCGCCGAGGCCGCTCGCGTCGTCGCTCGAGTTGTTGGCGTCGATCAGAAGACAATCACTGAGTTTCGCAACCGGATTAGCCGGGGGACGGCCCCTGATGCCGCAACAGCCGCCTACAGAGGCTACGTCGCCGAGATTCTGACCTGGCCCGACATCTCGTCGCTTCAGGGCATTTGTCGATTTGTCAGCTGACCCGGTGGCTATGACATAGGGCCTCGCTGACCCTCGCCTCAACGTTACTAAGAGAGGCGAAAGGCAATGAAGCTCTACCGGTTCAACGACCTCTGCGCGGCCGGCATCGTTCGTAACTGGCCGCAGCTCCGCAATCTCCAGGACAAGTACAACTTCCCCCGCGGCTTCCTCCTGACGGCCAATGCGCGCGTCTGGAGAGCCGAGGAGGTGGAATCCTGGGTCGAAACCCGGAGCGCCGCGTCTGAAGGGGAGGCCGCGTAGAGCATGGGCCTCCACATAACGAACCCCGCCGCCGCTGGGGGAGCGGCGAACGGGGCTCTGAAGCCATTTCCGAGCGGGATCGGCGAAACAGAGTCTACCCGTAAGCCTCAGAACGTCAAAGTTTTTCCGGCCTATGCACTGACCGATCTGCTGGTCAGCGGGCTGCCGGAGAACGAGCTGCGCCAGGAGATCTGGTCCCGCTTCCCTCGCATGCCGCGGGAGCAGGTCTATGAGGGTGTCATCACCGCCATGTCCTTGGCCCACGCGGACGTCCTGATCGCTCGGTTCGAGTTGCAGTGCGCGCTGAACCGCCTCGCCGATTTGGAGGCGGCTCACTGATGGCCGAGGCCTTCCAAGACTTTGAGCCCGACGAGAATTATTTCACGGGGGAAGATTATTCCGAAGCGCCGGCCGAGCTGATCACGTCGCCCCGGATGGTGCGCGCCAGCGAGTTCGCCAATCGGGAGATGAAGCCCAGGCCGTGGCTGGTGACGGACTGGATTCCTGGTGGCCAAGCCTCCGAGACGCGCGGTGACGGCGGCACCGGCAAGACGACGCTCATGCTTCAGCTTTGCCTATGCGCCGTCAGCGGCCTGCGGTGGCTCGGTCAGCGTGTCGCCAAGGGGCCGGCGATCTACGTCGCCGCCGAAGACGACCTCGACGAGCTGCAGCGGCGCGTGGACGCCATAGCGGTTCATGAGGGTGTCGAGCTGGATCAACTCGCCGACCTCAATCTCTGGCCGCTCGCGACCGAAGATCCGGCGCTCGTAACGCAGGGCCGAGACGACACCATCACGCCCACGGACCGGTGGGAGCAGCTTGTCCGCGCCGTCGAGAGCATCAAGCCCGTGGTCGTCGTCCTGGACAGCCGAGCCGACGTCTTTGGCGGCATGGAGGTCTCGCGGGCTCAGGTGCGGACCTTCATCGCGATGTTGCGGCGCCTGGCGATCGACAGCGGCGCGGCTGTCATCCTGCTCGCCCACCCGAGCCTGACCGGCATGTCGTCTGGTTCCGGCTCTAGCGGCTCGACACACTGGACCAACAGCGTCCGCGCCGCCCTCTACCTGAAGAAGCCTGATGAGGCCGATGCTGACCCGAACCTCCGCACGCTGGAGGTCGTGAAAAGCAACTACGCCGCCGCCGGCCGCAGCCTGAAGATCCGGTGGACCGCCGGCGCCTTCGAAGTCGCGGAAGCCAATGCGCCCACCACGCGGGCCGAGGCCATCGCCGAGGTCGATCGGACGTTCCTGCACCTCCTCGCTCTCTACGCGGAGGAAGGCCGCCGCGTCTCTCACAGCTCCGGCGCCAACTACGCGCCTGCCGTGTTCGCGAAAGACCCGCGCGCCGGTGGCGTAAGAAGCGCCGGGTTCTCCGCCGCCATGATGCGCCTACTCGCGGCCAGGACCATCAAGGTCGTTGAGGTCGGCCCCCCCTCGCGACGCCTGCAACAGCTCACCATCACCAGCGCGGAGAGGTCCGAATGACCTTCAGACGCCCTTCAGACGGCCATACAGACGGGTTTTCAGACGCCCTTCAAACGGGCTTCAAACGCCTTCAGACGCCCTTCAAACGGGCTACTCACACGTCCCCCATACCCCCTAAGGTCTCAAGGCCTCGCTCCGGCTCGGCCAAGACCTACAAATCTGGAGCGAGCGCACGGCGCGGCGCTCAGGTCCGCGCCATCGCCGAACAGCAGGAACGCAGCCGCCAGGCCAGCACCCTCGAGATCGAGGACCACCCCAGCGTCACGATCGAGGGTGACCCGCTCGCCCGCTTCACATGGCGGAGCCGCTGATGGCCCGCCGCATCTACGACACCACCCAATGGCGGAAGCTCCGCGCCCGGAAGCTGAAGACTAACCCGCTGTGCGAACCGTGCATGAAGCGCGGCAAGCTCACGCCCGCCAACACCGTCGATCACAACGTGGCGGTTGAAGCCGGCGGCCCAGCCTTCCCGCCGCTGGATGGCCTGACCTCGATGTGCCCGAGCTGTCACAACCTGAAGACCAACGCCAAGGACCGACCGGACCGCAAGGGCCGTGGACTGGTCCGCGGATGCGACCTGAACGGCAACCCGCTCGACCCAGATCACCCGTGGAACAGCCAGGGGGGAGGTCTCAACAATCAGACCGGCCTTCGGATTTGACCGGCGCTCAAGTCAAATCCTCAATTAGTTCACCTACTCGCCGACTGGGGACTAAGCCTCGTGGGTAGGCGCGGACCTGGCGCACAACGCCTCCGCAAAGCCGCCGAGAACGCCCCCGCAACGGTCAAGCACCCGTGGGAGAAGCGGGGCATGCCTCCGGCCGACCGGATGCTGAAGTTCCTCGAAACCTTGCCTATCGTGTCCGGCTTGCGGGCAGGGGAGCGGATGCGGCTGCTGGAGTTCCAGCGTGACTTCATCCGCAACGTCTACGGTCCGGTTGACGATGCCGGCCACCGGATCGTTCGTCTGGGCGTGCTCTCCGTCGCCCGCGGAAACGGCAAGACGGGCCTCCTGGCAGGCATGGGCCTGGCGCACCTGCTCGGGCCGATGGCTGAGCCCTATGGGGAGGTCTACGCCGCCGCGCTCGACCGCGAGCAGGCGGGCATTCTCTACAAGATGACGAAGGCGTACATCGAGGCGACGCCCTGGATGGCTGCGCGGGTGAACGTCCGCGACTGGCACAAGTCCATCGAGGATGACGAGACGCGCTCCACCTGGGCGGCCCTGACGTCGGACGCCCGGAAAGCCCACGGCCTCGCGCCCAGCTTCTGGATCGCCGACGAGGCCGCTCAGTGGAAGTCCCGCGAACTCTGGGACAACCTCGCGACCGGGATGGGTAAGCGGGCGCAGGCGCTCGGGATCACCATCTCGACGCAGGCGCGTGACGATCTGCACTTTTTCTCCGAGCTGTTGGACGCTGAAGCTGATCCAACGGTGCACGTTCAGCTTCACGCTGCGCCGGCCGACTGCGACCTCGACGACCGCGAAGCCTGGGCGCTGGCGAACCCGGCCCTGGGCGAATTCCGCGACCTCAAGGAGTTCGAGATCTCCTGCGATCGGGCGATGCGGATGACGAGCGCAGAACCGGCGTTTCGTCTGCTCTATCTCAATCAGCGCGTGGACGGCTCAGCCCGCTTCATCAGCCCGACCGACTGGGACGCAAACGGCGAGCCCTTCGACCCGCTGGAGCTTGAGGGCGAACGCAGCTTCGGCGGCCTCGACCTTTCTACCACCAAGGACCTGACTGCGCTCGCCCTGTACTTCCCCGACTCCGGCCGGCTGCTCGTCTGGCACTTCGCCCCGGCGGACACGCTGAATGAGCGGGCCGAGACCGACAGGGTGCCGTATCCCAGGTGGGCGGCTGAGGGGCTGATCTAGACGACGCCCGGCCGCGCCACCGATCGCGTCGCCATCGCCCGGCGCCTTGCCGAGATCCGCGACCGCTACGACGTCAAAGGCATCAACTTCGATCGGTGGAGGTTCGAAGACCTCGGCAAGCTCCTGTCGGATGAGGGGATCGACTTGCCCATGGTCGAGTTTGTCCCTGGATTCCGCAGCTACGCCGCCGCGGTGGACGCCTTCGAACGCGCCGTGCTCGAACGGCGGATGCAGCACAACGGCAGCCCGCTGCTTCGCTGGCAGGCCGGTAACCTCGTCGTGGAAATCGACCCGGCCGGCAACCGCAAGCCCTCCAAGTCCAAGTCGGTTGAACGGATCGACGGCTTGGTCGCCGCGATCATGGCGTGTGGCCTCGCTGCGGTCGGAGCTCCTGAGAAGCCCAAGCCCCGCGTCGGCCAACTCTACGTCTGATGGACGCGAGCCCGGACCTCATCGCCAAGCTTGTGGCGCGCATCGACGCGCTGGAGGCCGAGATGGCAAGCCTCAAGCGCCCGGCGGCTGAAGGGGCGATGGTCGAGGCGATCGGCCGCGCGAACGGCGGCCGAGGCCTCTTCGTGCTTGCCGAGGTCGCCAAGTGGGCTGCGGGCGACCCGGCGTTGCACGGCGCCATCACCGCGGCGCTGGGCGCGGATTGGAATACCTGGAAGCTCGGGAAAGCATTCGCCCGCCTGGAAGGGCAGAACCTGGGCGGACTCACGGTGACGAAGGTCGCCTCCCGGAAGGAACGCGCGGGCGTCATCTGGTCCATCTGCGACTTTGGCCGATGAAAGTCGAAGACCTCGTAGCGGCGCAGCCTCAACCAGCCGATTCTAACCTCGAACACGGAGCCGATCTCTTGCGAGCGGAACTAATCATCCTCCTGGTCCTGGCGTTCGCGGCTGTCGCGACGGGTGCGACGGGCGTCGCCGTGCTGTGGGGAGCCGGCCCGACCTTCCTGTTCATCGCCGCCTGTCTGGCCGCGGCGCTGGTGGTCATCGCCCGAGGGCTTAGCCGTGGCTGATCTACTAAAGGTCATCACGCGCGGCATGGGCTTCGGCTACGTCCCCACGCCCCGACCCGTCATCGGCAACGAGGGATGGTTTCGCGTCACCGAACCGTTCGCTGGCGCCTGGCAGCGTGGCCTCGAAGTCCGAACCGAGACGAGCCTAGCGAACCCGGTCGTCTTCCGCTGCGCCACGATGATCGCCAGCGACTTCGCCAAGCTCCGGCTGGTGCTGAAGGTTAAGGACCGCCACGGCATCTGGACGGAGACCGAGAGTCCGGCGTTCTCGCCTGTTTTGCGCAAGCCGAACCGCTACCAAACCCGGCAGCAGTTCCTCGAGAACTGGCAACTCAGCAAACAACTGCACGGCAACGCCTACGCTCTGAAAGAACGCGACAACCGCGGCGTCGTGGTCGCGCTTTACGTGCTGGACCCCTCCCGCGTGAAGCCGCTCGCGGCCCCGGACGGCGGAGTCTACTACCAGGTGTCCGCGGACAATCTCGCAGGCGTCGGCGAGCAGGTGGTGGTCCCGGCCCGGGAAGTAGTTCACGACCGCTTCCACACCCTCTTCCATCCGCTCTGCGGCATCAGTCCGCTATACGCCGCAGGCCTCGCCGCGGCGCAAGGCCAGGAGATCGCTCGCACCTCGGCCCTGTTCTTCAAGAACGGCTCGACACCCGGCGGCGTCCTCACGCACCCCGAGGAAATCTCCGAGGACACCGCCAAGGAACACAAGCGGCGGTGGGAAGAACTCTACAGCGGCCCGAACGTCGGCCGCGTCGCTGTGCTCGGCAACGGGCTGACCTATCAGCCCTTCACCCACAACGCCGTCGATAGCCAGCTCGTCGAGCAGCTGAAGGCGACGGATGAGAGGATCTGCACCGCGTTCGGCGTCCCGGCGCACATGGTCGGCGTCGGCCCGCAGCAGATGGCCTCTAACGCCGAGATCCAGACGCAGGCGTATTATTCGCAGCTGCTTCAATCGCTCATCGAAGCCGCCGAAGCCCTGCTCGACGAAGGCCTCGGCCTGCCCAACGATCTGGGCGTCGAGTTCGACCTGTCCGGCCTGCTCCGCATGGACCAGGCGACCCAGGCCAAGGCCCTGGCCGAGCTAGTGGGTGCCGGGATCATGGCGCCGAACGAGGCTCGCCAGCGCCTCGACTTGAAGCCGGTAAGGGGCGGTGCGAGCCCCTTGGCGCAGCAGCAGAACTACAGCCTCGAGGCGCTCGCCAAGCGGGACGCCAAGCCCGACCCGTTCGCCACCGGCGCCGAGCCCGCCCAGCCTGCGGCGCCTGCCGACGACCAGAAGACCTTCGCGGAGAAGGCGCGGCCTGTCCTTGCCGGATTCGCCGCCGAGCTGGCTGACCAGGCCGACCGGCAGACCAAGGAATTTCAGAAGCGCCTCGCCAAGCTGGAGGCGGCTCAGGAAGCGGGCCGCGCCCAGATCAACGCGGTGGTGAAGGCCCTGCCGTCCGCGAGGAAAGCCTGATGCTGCTCATCACGACAAGCCGAGAACTGCTCGCCCTGGAACGCCGCTTGGCGGACCTGGAGGTCCAGAACGCCGAACTTCAGCGCCGGCTCGCCGCGAGCGAGGAATGGCAGGCCGACACAGAGCGAGCCCGGGAGGAATTTCCCGCCGCCTTCAAGCGCGGGCTCCAGAAGGCCTTTTCCGATGCATGAGGAGCACCCGCCCGCGTCCGGGCATGGCCGCGCTCCTCGCCACCTGGGGACCGGCCCCGGATTGGCTCCCCGGCCGGCGACGGTCGGTCGGGGAGTGCTGCCCATCACCATCACGTCGCCGCCGGCAATCCAGGGACTCTGACCATGAACAAGGTCTTCGCCAGCTTCCAAATCAAGGCCGTCCAGGAAGACGAGCGCATCATTGAAGGGATTGCCAGCACCGGCCGCCCAGACCGCATGTCCGACGTGGTTGAGCCGCGAGGGATCGTCTACGCGCTGCCGGTCCCGTTCCTGCTCGATCACGACCACAAGGCCGCCGTGGGCGAGGTCGAGAGCCTGGACGTCTCGGACACCGAGATCCGGTTCCGCGCCCGCATCGCCAAGATCGCTGAGGACGGCCCGGCGAAGACCCTGACGGACAACGCGTGGTCGCTCATCAAGGCCGGGCTGCGCAAGTCCGTGTCGATCGGTTTCCGGCCGCTCGACCGGGAACGTATCAACGGCGGAGGCTACCGCTTCAAGTCGTGGGAGCTTCTGGAACTCAGTGCGGTCAGCGTCCCGGCCCAGCCCGACGCCCGCGTGACCGCCACCCGGGCCGCCGCGGACAAGCACCCGGGGTCCGTCTACCTCGATAACCACAAGGGCCACATCGTGAGGCTCCAGCGCCCGCCGGTGCACGTCGCCAAGCGGAACCTGAGCCGCATCGATGACTATCGGGCGTATTGCCGGCAGCATCGGCGTCTGTTCGCCCAAGCGCTGGAGCGTGGAGAGCAGCCGCCGGCACTAAACAGCTACGACCAATGGATCTTCTGCGAGGACATGCTCGACAAGAGAATTCCGGGCCGCGCCGCCAAGCGGCAGGCGAGGGCGCGCCGATGACCCGCGCCGAAGTCCTGGCCGACCTTGATCAGCGCTTTGACGACCTGATCGCCGATGAAGTCGCCCAACTGCGCGCCATGGGATCGGGCGAGGCCCTGATCCAAGCCTTTATCGAAGAGAACCGACGCCGCTTCGCCGAGATGCGCGAGCAGGCGGCCGACTCCGTTTTCGCGGGGGACGAGGCCCATGGCCACAC